GTTACTAAAATACCGCCACCTGGCGCGTAGGTCATGCCATCGCTTGGGTTTTTAGGGCCAAACACTTCAATGCTTTTTGCTTTTTGTTGCCATATACCATAATAGTATACACAGGATTTTTTCAAAAAAAAACTCCACCCCAAACGGGGTGGAGCTGAATTTTTATGATATAGATCTGATTACATAATCAAACCTACCAAGGCCCGGTTATCAAGAACCATGCGACCCTCTTCGAGAGACCCATAATAACCGATACGTTGCTGCCTAATGGAGAACTGATCGTCCGCCACTAAGTTAAACTCAGAACCGGTCTCAGAATCCACAGCAACGGCGCGCACCAGCGAATCACGGGTGCGGTCCAAACCAATCAAGATTTCCTGAGTGGAAGCATCGAAGGCTTCTGTAGTGGCACTATCGGCAAAACCAAGATATTCGGTTCCACCCGCTACAACATCAAATACGGTATTGTAACGTTTGCCAACACCGAGCTCAAGGACCTCCATGATATTAATACCAAAGAACTCAGTAACACCACTAGACTTCCAAACCTCAGTACGTATCGCATCCGTTGCCGGAATAGATGTAGTACCAGAAGTAGCCTGACGGGTATTCACTGGGTTATAGGCCATAGCACGAATCTGCTCTACCACTTCCGGAGAAACGATAAGATCTGTGATTCCGTGCCGTGCTCCCGTAGGAGTACCACCAGACCAAGAAGCGTTAACGCGCTTGGCTTTAGTGATAAGCTTATTGATATCCTCCAACTGGAAAACATCCTCTGTAGCAGTACGGAAAACATTCAGGTTACGAGCCGAGAATTTGTTATCTCCGGCCCTAGCCTCAGCCAGAGCTGTCATCAACAAGTTAGAAGAAGTTCTTTCCTGTTTTAGCAGCACCTCTTGGGCTACGCGTGTGAATGTTTTTCCAATCACATCTAACCGTGAACGAGAGGCATACTTTCGATCGAAAGCAACCGCACTATCCAACGTATAGGTTGTGAATTTCAGCTCAGAAGCTGTGGGTTGAACTGTGTTGGTGGGAAGACCACCAGCGACGGACTGACTGTAAACCCTGATATAATCCTCGTCGAAGACGTTGTAATACAAGTCTAACGGGAGGGAAGGGTTGTCATCAGCGTTATACTGAAGCGGGGTAAACAGATTGCTCAGTGTGGGAGCGTTATTAATCACTTCCGACACAACAGGACCAATAAACTCCGCTAAGGCGACTTGCGCGGCATAAGCAGTATCCCGATTCTTAGAGGCCATAGCCTTAATAAGTTCGAGTTGCTCAGGCGTTCTTTTTAATGTAATTTTCATTATGTTAATTCCTTTGCGTTTTGATTAGCCATTATCTGACGGAGCCCATGAAGCAGAAGCGTCAACTTGAATCATCGCGTAATTTGCTGTACCTGTGCCAGCAAACTCATCTACTTGGCCCATTGAAGAGGTCCTGTTTCCTGTGGCAACAATATGTCCAATTACTCGTTGCCGATACACCAAATCCGGGGAGACCCCATCCATGGTACCTGCAGTTGCGCTAACAACTGCCAAATTACCGGGAATAAAGGTAGCACCTTCGGTATATGCGGTATTCGCAAATGTAAATAAACCTTTTGTCGCGACCGGAACGGCTTGGCCGCTCAGAACCGCTTGTAACTCGTCTCTCTTAATCGGATTGTAAATGAGCTTTTCACCGTTCTCATCATTTGCTACAGTCTGATTAAGCGTGACGCCTAATACGGGAGCACCGGTTGTGGCAGCAATACACCGTAGAGGAACTGTTGGGTATTTGTCGGCTCCCAAGAATGGGTAGTCGGTTTTACCAAGGTAACTCGAAGAAGCCATAAAATCAATCGTGTCTTTCTTCAGATCACCACTCAGTACCTTCACTAGTACACCTGCACTACCGTCTCCGTCGGTTGATGGATTATCATCAACTATCTGGTTAGCAAACAGGTTAATCACATCGTGATCACTGTATTGCCTGAATGGATATAGTCGTAATGCCATAATATTTTAATATGTAACTGAAACTGTTTCAGGGTTAAACGCTTTCATGAATCTGTCCCTCAAGGACTCTTCCTTTGAAGAAGCCTCATTATTGTTTACAATTGCAGATTCCTCGGGAACTTCAACGTTCTCGATCAAATCCTCAACTGTAGCTTCGTCCTTGACTGTGGCTTTTGCCTCTTCAAGGTTAGCTAAACGTTTCTGAAGCTCTTCTTCTACCCGCGTCTGAAAAGCAGCTTCCTGCTCTTCTTTGTAGGCCTTCCCTTTATGCTTGAGTATAATCCCAAGTTTTTGCTGATAGCTATCAAAAGCAGCCTCGGAAGACTCGAGCCCAACTACTTCCTTGGCGAGAACAGCGCGATCGCTGTCGTCCAAGTCGTACTGAGAATCGATATTTTCCATTCTACTGTTGAATAGCTCCTCTGCTTTGGCAGAGGCAAGAGTATCCTCTAGAGAAGTTATCTTCTCTTGAGCCTCTGTGAGTTGCTTTTTAAAATCCTCGATGTTAGCCTTGGCATCTTCAGCTTTGGTAATCGCATCTGCTTTTTCATTCTCAGCAGCGTCTCTCTGTAACTTCCACTCAGCATCCTTTTCACGGATTCTATCCATAATAACGGTTGCCATGTTAGCTACAGATTCATGCGAAAACTCAGACTTTTTGCCTAACTTAGAATCGAGCATCTTTTCAAACTCTATTGTTAATTCTTTTGTGTCCATAATTTTAGAACTGTTATGATTTTTTACAGTAAATTCTTCGTTTTGGGAAATTTTTAAAATATTATTTTTAATTTTTTTGAAAGCAGGTAAGGACGATGAGTCCCCTTTCTCCTCTGTTTCGAGCTGCCCCCCCTCTTGAGTGGTGACGCCCTGCACATCTGCTGCGGGCTTTGTTGTAAACCCAATTCCTAGAGGAAATACCTCTCCAGCCACCAAACGATAGACGGGGGTTCCGTCATCTAAAACCCCATTTCCATCAAAAGCTCTCAAATATTTCTCCAATTCTTTGATTTTATGAGGATCTGTGATAATCTCCGCCTCGCTCAGGTTTTGGGAACCTATTGCAATATTATAATCATTAAAACCAAGTTCCCAACTTGCTGAAATCTTATGATAGTCCACATCTTCCGGATCACTCGCCTTGAGCAACAGGTCTGCAAACTCAGGGTTTACTGTTTTATAAATAACTGCGGCCAACGAAATATAAAAAGGATCAACTTTCTTTTCTAACTGGTTTGTATTTAATATTTTTTCGTTTTCCATATCTGTAAACGCAGCGTTGACGATATGTCCCACCACTTTGTTTTTCTTGTGTTCTATGTTGGTGGGCTTATGAATAAAATAACCAACCAAATCTTTGGCTGTCAACGAATCGATCCCATCCCCATTGCGGTTAAATCTATTAACGATAGCGGCATTGAAGGCTGCCCCTATCAAATCAATATTACGGTCCAAGTCTATTCCCTTGGGGATTAATGGTTTTAAATTCTCTAAAGAAGCTACGCTAATACTCAGATCCTTTTCCAGATCGTCTGTGGCAAAAACTTCGAAATCAAATTTGGTTTTAAACTTGTAGGGTTCACTCATACCTTGTATGTTACACTTTTTTAATCTTTTGGTGAATTTTTTACACTATGGTATAAAATAGCCGAGGCATATTCATCCAACGAGTGCTCCGCACTAATATTTGCCACCCCGCGCAAGGTCTTAAGGCCTAAAATCTGTTTATTGTCCTTGAGGCAACTTACCGCAGTCTTCTCCCACTCTGCTTGATCGCAGGCAGCCACTACCCCCTCGCAAACCTTTTCTAAGATATTTTTCTGATCTTTTGTTAGCCTTTTTTTCTTGAAAATCTTTTTTGCTTCGGTTGTTATGGCCCCATGAAGCTTATTGGTAGCATCAATCACGTCTTTAATAGAATCCACAGCATAAGTTTTTTTACCATTAGTCTTTGACCCAAGCGGGCGCCCGGGGGATTGTGGGGTCTTCTTCTTTTGTTGTTCGAGCATTTTCATGCTTTCGGGATGTTCGATCTCTTCAAGTTCCATTTCCTCGCCTTCCTCGAAAACTGGAACCCCTCCCACCAAAGGATTATACCATCCTTTTTTTCTATCCTCCAAGAATTTCTCTTGGGCGCTTTCCAGTTCTTTTTCTGAGGGGAAAACACCCGTATCAATAACCTTCATTCCCTCTTCAGGAGGTAAAATACCAAGTTCCATCATACGAGTTATAACACGCTGCACTTGGTTTTCATCTTTCATATCAATATCTTCAAACTGGGCAGTAGGAGCCCCTCTAAACCCAAGATTTTTACAAATCTGATTTATTTCGGGTTGTAAAAATTCATGCAAAAAAGCTTCGCGTGACTCGCGCAAGCGCTGTAAAAAGAGCTGTGCTTTAATGGTGGCATTGGCAAACTTCTCTTCTCCGAGGATAATATTTTGCAACCCTTCTTTGATGTCCCTGTTCACAACATCATACTTTGCAGGGCCAATTACTTTCTGTAGGTCCGGTATAATAAAGTCTGCTTTGGTGGTATAATCACTCACCAACACGCGACCAACACTTTGATTGGTGAACAAAGATTGCATGGCTTCCATATTTCTAGGATTGATTCCTCCTTTATCAGGGGTAGTTCCCAGTGTAATCATCAAAACCACATTTTCAACGGTGCGGCAAATTGCTTGGTCAATCTTTTTCATTTCCATTTTGAAGTTGAGATCATCAAGAACAGCAAATCCAAAAGGAATACCGAAGGGCTCATAGTCTTGTTTTTTATAAAAAGCGTACCTTAATTTATTGGGGTCGAGCCGAACCGTCATCCCTGAAGGGGTCCAGCTATTTTTACGTATACGCTCTTTTATGTTTTCTGGCAAAGCTTGAAAAAGCTCTTTATCCGTATCATTTTTAGGGTCTTTTAATCTTTCTATTTCATATTCACTTAATACCTTGGAAAAAAAGCGTACATCAAATGAGGTTGTTCTTTGCGCGACCACATCAAAAGGATTTAATAAAATATATCTAATAGGAATCTTATTGGTTTCGGCTACTAGCCCCAAATTTCTAATTTTTGCAAACTCATCAGCCTTGAACTTAGCCTCCACCGCATAAAGAAAAATATTTCCACTTCGGTAATATTCTCTAAAAAATTGATCCTTAAGATTCCAAATGCCTATTTTTTTAAACCACGAAGTAATAAAACGTCTAGACTTTTCGGTGCCTCCTTCTAAATGAAGGGGCGCATTAGTAAAGTCCGACATCATGTCGATCGAATTGCGAAAAATAGCGATGTTGCAATAAGCCTTTTGGCATAATTCTATAGCCTCTCTTACGTTAACCCCATCCATCGCATACTGATAAGGAAGCATTCCGGCGCGAATATTATTATAACCATACAACTTGGGATTGACAGCTATGGCGTTTCGGCGCCGATCTGTAGTGCTGCCACCGCCGGTGCGAGCCTCTGCTGTATAGTCATAAAACGAATCGCCTATCAGCTTTGGTTGAGGCTCTTCGTTGCCCGCAAGACTTTGGTATGGGCTGTTAGGATATTGAAAGTTTTTTTCAAATTTTTTCCAATAGTCGGATCTTTTGGTATATTTTCTCGAGGCCATATTAAATTTTACACAGATTTAGTTAAAAGTGACTTTCAAAAGTCATAAAGTTAGTTTATGAACACTGGTTCAAACGTTTCTATTATATCTGATTTGGGCTGTTTTTTCGAGTCAAAATAGATTTTTGCCATCCAGTTAGCTAACACTAAGGCTGAATAAGAATCTTTGCGCGCTTTGTCTGGGCCTGTTTGGCGTCTTAAATTGCTAGGCAAATCAAAAGTTTGTGTACCTTGGGAGGTGGTGGTAATTTGTATAAGGGCGCATTCGTTTTTTGTCATGTTCATCATGTCGGCCTGATGCTCAATAAAATCAATCTGTTTTGCTCCCAATGATTGCTTCTCGATTTCGGAGGCTCGCAGAAACCGGATTTCCTCAATGGGGATATGTTTATTTTTTTGGGCTGTATATTGATCGTCAATAGCTTGGCTTGCAAACATAATACGGCGGTGGTCAAAGTTAGCTTGTAATAACTCGTTCCCTTGGCGTATCCAGCTGCTCGTAGGTTTTCTTAGGATAACATATTTGTTGTCCACCTTGTTATACTGTTGTTTGTACTGGCGCAGGTTTGCCTGATACTCTTCAGGTTTATCAAATGGTACCTCGATTTGCTTTAATTTAATTTCTTTTTGCTTAAAGGTTTCGCTTTCATTGCATGCCTGCAAAAACTGCACCCCCCCGTTGTAGTCGCCGCATATAGCCACAATATGAAAATTCTCCAAGCAGAATAAAAAGTATCTAATATGATGTTTTAAAGATGTGCCCGCCAAGGCATAACTATGAACCAATGTGGCTCTTTGCTGCTCTTCGTTTAGTTTTAATATTTGTATTGCAAAATCATCAGAGCTTTCTGTTTGGGACCACGACGGATCAAACGCTAATATATATTCAGAGCCAACCTCCCCTTTGACTTCAACAGAAGGGAGCTCCCCATCTGGCACAGTACAAAGGGCCATTTTGCTTGTCTTAAAATATCCTGCACTATCATCTGTGAATGTAGCTCCAAACTCTCTCTCAAACTGAGATTGGCTCATTGTTGATTTGGCTTGCTTGAGCAAATTTTGATCGTATAATTGCGCAGGAGCGCAATCATATGAAAAGTGCATAATGCATCTGGACGCGCTATCCTTTTGCTCTGCTCGGGTAATGTTGAATTCAAATTGCTGATACAATTTATAAAGATATTCAAATTTATAACAAGCCGAAGAAAGCGCAATTAATTTGTTGCCGGGCCATATATGCCTTTCGTTTTCTTCCATTTGCCCCTCTTCTATTAGCTTGGTTTCCAATTTGTCCAGA